CGTCAATAAGTTTAGCTTGAAATTCTAGGTTTAATTCTTCTTCTTTTTCTAAACCTAATGCTGATAATATTTGTTTTTTTAAATCCATTTTTTAAAGTCTTTAGTATATAATAGAATTATTTATTTGTTGTTTGATTTTTACCTATATTGGTCTGCTCTTAAATTTTTTATATGACCTTCTGCGTTGTTAATATAAGAGTTTAAAACATTTTCTATACCTTGTATTTCTTTAGGTTTTGTCAATCCTAACTCTTTAATTTGTTTTTCTGCTTTTTCTATTAAGTCTATACCGTCTTCTGATTTTCTCATAAGTTTTATAAAATCATTTTCAACCCTTAATATTGTTTTTCTTACATCACTCAAACCCTTACCTTCTGCAATAGCACTAAATCTTTGTGCTTCTTTGTATATTTTTGTTATGTCGTCCATTAAACCTAACTCTACCTTTTCACCTTTTGCGTTAGATAGTATTGTGTTTAGTTTGTCTTCGTAATTTTTGTACATAATTTGTCTTATTTAATTATTGTATATTAATCAATAGTTTGTAATTTTTTTAAATTTGATTTAGCATTTTGTATTGTTTTGTTACCTGTGCTTAATAATCTAGAAATACTTCCTTTTTTTAATATTTCAACGTCTCCAATATTTAAACCTAATTCTTTTGTTTGTTTTTCTACTTTTGAATAAATATTTTGACTTTTTTTAAATAGGTTTTCTAAATTTTTTATTACTTGTTTTAATTGATTTTCTGCTTGAAATACCTTTTTCATTATGACAGCTTCTTCATTTACAAATTTTGAAAAATTATCTGCAATCTTTTTTAAATCATCTGCTAAACCTAACTCTACTTTATTTATCTTACCCTCTTTTACTAATTCATTGTATGCTTCTACTATTTCTTCGTCTGTAACTGTTTTGCTCATTTTTTCCATTTTGTCTACAAAGTAACCTTCTATTGATAATCCTTTTAGTTCACCTGCTTTTATCTTTTCCCATAAGTCATTGTTTTCTATTTTCATTTTTACAAACCACGTACCATTTGGTAAGTCGTAGCCATACATTTTAGACTTGTCTTGATCACCTTCTTTTATCCAGCTTTCTACTGTTAGTACACCTGCTACTCTGTCTTGATGTTGGTATGTAGCTTTGTGGTGATTATTGTATTTTAGGTATAATTCGCTAGCTTTTCTTACTGTGTCCGTAGAGAAATATACGTAATACTCTGAATCTGTATTAGGGTTGTATCTAAATATCTGTTTGTTAGGTATTAGTGCAGGACTAATTAACATTCTTTTTTCTTCGTCAATCTTTGAGAATGTAAGATTGTGTTTGTCTTTACCAAAAAATACAAAATCTACTTCTATTGCAGGACTTGTTACAAGACTTATTGCGTCTATAGATAGTTCTTCGTTATCGTCACTTATTACAAGTTCTGTTATTTTAGTAAGTTTTTTGTTCATATTAATCGTATTTTTTTACAGTATTGCTATAATCTTTTAATATTTGGTCTATACCTTTTAATTCGTTAGGCATAGGTATACCGAAGTCTTTTATAGCAGGTTCTATTTCTTTTTGAGCTGCTTTTAATTCTTTAAATGAAGCATTGCCGTCATACGTTAATTCAGTAATTATATCTTGTATTCTTTCTTTTTCTTTTCCAAATTTTTCTATATCTTTTGTATATTCTACAACTTGTTCTTTAAACATTCCTGCTTGTTTTATTGTAAATGCTAAATTAACTTTTTCTGTTTTCTCTAATTTTGTGTCTAAAAGACTTTCTAATTTATTAAGGTATTTTTCGTACATAAGATAAATTTATTATATAATAGATTTTAATTTGTTTTATTTGATTTTATATCGTACTACGTCTTCGTATTGTTTGTAGTCTGTCTTGACTGTTTGTTATGTCGTCAGTTACTACAAATGCTCTAGGTGGTTCTGCTTCTTGTGGTGTTGTTAATGTAAATGCTCCACTTGTCATTTGTGGTGAAGGTGCTTGTCCTGTAGCTGACGGTATTGATCCACCACCACCTTTTTCTTTAGGTACTTTAGTTGCAAGTATTTTTCTAACGTTTGCTATACCTGCTAATGTTATTGCTGCACCTGTTACAAACCCTGCTACACCTGTTTGTGAAAATGCTTTTGTTGCACCTGCTATAGTGTCTATTGTCGCTTGTGCTACTGCCATTGCTTTACTTTCTCCTAATAAGTCACCTAATGCACCACTTAATTGACTAAATGCAGCCATTTGTTCCTGTTTACGTTCTTGTTCTAGATCGTGCAATTCTTGTCGTTTGTCTGCTTCTTCTTTTATATTTTCTAATGCTTGTTCTTGTAGTTCTTTTTCTAAGTCTTGTTGTTCACGTTTAAGACTTATGGTGTTTGTTAATTGCTCACTTTCAAAACCTGTAACTTGTGCTATTATACCTTCACGTTCTGCTATTGCTTCATTAAGTGCTATTTGTAACTCTACGTTTTCTTTGTTTTTGTCTAGTTCTTTTTGTGCTGCGTCTACTGAAATGTCTGCGTTCGCTAACATTAATTCTTTTTGTTCTTTTAGTAGTTCACCAAGTTTTTCGTTTGCTGCTATTCGTTCAGGCATTGATTTGCTTTCGTCATCTCTTATTTGCCTTTGTACTTCTGCTTGTCTGTCAAATTGTTCTAATAATATACGGTTTCTACTTTCTGCGAGTGCTGCTGACTTGTCAAGTTCTACGTTTGATTTTGCAGCGTCAAAAGTGCTTTTAGTATATTCTTTAATACCTTTTGCAGTAGTTTTTATTGTTTCTTTAACTTTTTCAAAACTACCGTCAACCCCTGTGTAAACGTCAATTACTTGTTTTCCTGCTTCTTTAGCAGTATCAAATGCTGCTTGAAACTCACCTTTTATTAATTGTCCAAATGCCTTACCTGCTAAACCTAAAACTTCTGTAGCTTCTTTAAAGGTATTAATAAATCTTTGTTTTATAATGTTGCCTAACTGTTTTATTTTTTCTTGTGGGTTTTCAAATAAATCTTTAAAAAATCCTGTTACAGTTCCTATATTGTTACTTAAAAATCTAAAAAAATCATTAAACGCTATACTTAAAAATTCAGTTGTTGTTTTAAATCCGTCAGCTACTCTTTGATTTTGTCCTAATACATCTTGAAACACCTCAAATGCTTTGTTAAGCAAAAATACAATACCTGTTGCTTTTGCTAATGTTCTAAAACCTACTGCTAATTTTTTTATACCTGACTCACCTTCTTTTGACGCTTTTGATAAATCTTTTGTCTGATCTACTGCGTCAGAAAGGTTGTCAGTCAATTTGTCTACGTCTTTTGCAGCGTCTTTTATATTACCTTTTATTTCAAATTCAAATGTTTCTTTCATAATTTTAAAAATCTATTGATGTTTTACAAGTCATCATTTTGACATTTATATACCACTCTATATTTGTGTTAGACTTACCTACACATTGCACAGTTATACCACCTGCTCGTGGACTATCTGCAAGCACAGGGTTTGTTAAATCTGAGTTGTTTATTTTATATGTTGTGGTTTGTGTTGCACTGTCTGTTGCACCGTCTGTACCTGTTTTATATGCACCTTCTATTTTAAATTGGTCAAATCTACCTGCTACTGCGTCTGAACCACCAAATTGTAAAGCAATTACGTCTATTTCAAACATTTGTATTGATCCTGGTATTTGTTGAATGTAGTTTGACACGTCTAAATTAGTGTCTGTAAAATCTATATCACCTGTACGTTGTACCATAGCACTATTTGATTGTGTGCCAATAGTAACTGTATTCATTAAAATAAAACTTGTTTGAAATACTGCTAAACGTTCTTCTATTGTGTCAGCAGTTTCTAAAAAAGTACCACCACCTAAAACAAACTCACCTTTATTTTTTGCTACTGCAAAAGTACCTGCAACTAAACAATTACTTACACCATTTTCTATAATGTTATTTTGACCTATAATTAAAGAATTTTGATTATCTCCTTTTGTTTTATTTTCTTTTCCTGTTACTATTGTGTTTTCTGTACCGTCTTGTATTTCGTTTTCTACACCTTCAACTCTTGACGTTTGACTTTTGTTAGATTTGTATAAGTCTCTAGGGTATTTAAACGCATAACATATACCGTCTTTTTTATCAAATTTATATCCATAAGCACGACAAGTAACCTCATTTGCAAACGTGTCGTTTGTACCGTCTGTAAATATAACTTCACCTGTTGGTGTTATTCTTTTTGGTTTTATTTTAAATCCTCTTTTAAATTCCATTATGGTAGTAATATTAATTCTACAGTCGCTAATTCGTCTTGTTTATATTCTATTTTATTTACTCTAAAATCTCTATTTTTAATTATAACACGATCATAAAAATTAAAATTAGTGATATCAGAAGGTGTTAAATTTATTTTTACTGTTAGTGTTCTAGTGTCAGGGTGATATAGTTCGTCAAAATATCTAAACCAATATGTATTGAATAAATTATCTATAGGTGCTGCACCCATTGAAGAAACTAACATCGCACCTCCAAAATTAAAGTCAATAGACTCATCTGCAGGTACATTTGTTGTGTGTGAAAATTGTAAAAATTGTGTAAATGCACTAAAAAAAGAAGTGTTGTTTTGTGCTAAACTTGAATACGTAGAACTAGGTAAATTAACTACACCTATGTCGTATAATATTCTTGCTTCGTTTTCAAAATCTGTAGAGTTTTCGCCTTTTTGTGTAAAAATACTAGGTACAGTAAATTCTGTGTCTACTGACTCCATTAAAGGTTTCATAAAAGTTGGTGCAAAAACTTCTAGCTCTATATCTTTTTTTGTTTTAAGTAAATTGTACCTTTCGTTTAAAACAATTTTTTCACCATAATATTGATTTGTAAAGTTTTCGTAAGTAGATAAAGAAAAGTCGTTATCATCTTTTTTGTAAGAAAACCTAGTAGACATATCTAAATTTTGAATAGGTCGTAACACGTGTTCAGAATCGTCAAGTTTATCTGTCCAATTATGTTCTTTAGCGTCTATAGTAGTAGTGTCAGCATTATCTATAAAGATTTTGTCATACGGTTCTATTATAATATTAAAAGGGTTTGCTTTGTCTTCTAAAAAAACAAGGTTAAACATTTTTCGCAAATCGTTTAATATGTCAAATAGTTTTGTTTCACCTCTTTTTTTTGTTAGTAAATTTTGTAGTGTTTGACCTGTAGAACTGTATGTAAAGGTGACGTTACTTTGAAAAACTGCCGAATTAAAAGGTGCAGGGTTTACTCGTTGTCTTATAGTGTTAGAATCTGCTGCTTTAACTTGCAATTCTATATAATCACCTACTGCTAAATTTAGTTCTGCTGAACCTCTTATGTCTTTAAAATTTAATTGTGTTGATGATAATTTTCCTGCAATACTAAATATTTTTTTATTAATTACTGCTTTTAATACATTTGTAGCTGAATAGTGTGCTATTCTAAATCTACCGTCTTTTTTTAAATTAGAATCATTTTCTAATTTAATTACATATCTTATATGTACGTTTAAGTTTGCTACAGTATTTACAAACCTATTTGAAGTTAAATTAAAAAATGAGTTGCTAGCGTTTGTGTTTATACTGTCAAAATCATACGCCTGATAGCTACCTGTTGGAAAAAAATCTTGTTGGTTAAAATTAACTACTTCGTCACGTCCTGAACGATCTATAGCAAATGCACCTTCACCCCAATTAAAATCCATATATAGTCTTTTAAATTGTTCAGTATTAAAAAAATCACTACTAAATGTAAAGTCTGTTTGTGCAAATATTTTATCTACTAAATATTTTATTTTAAGAAAAGGTCTAAATGCTTGCTCTAAATTTACTAATGATATGTTATTTTGATTATTAACAAGACTACCTGTCCAATCACAAAAAGGGTATTTTAATACGTCTGTTGTCGTAGCACCTGCAGTACCTGCAAAACTATTTAAGGGTAAAGGGTTGTCTAATTGTAAAACACCTGTAAAACTATTTACTATATTGTCTTTATTGTACTCGTGTTCTAGTTCGTCAAAATTCAAATGTGCTATTGTTTGATTTTCTAGTTTGTCTTTTAATGAAAGTGTGTTTGTAAAAAGGTTTACATTATATATTGTTTGACCGTCTTTTTTTATTATGTCATTTAATTTTAAAAATCCGTCTAAAATAGTATAACCGTCATTTTTTAATACTGCCTTTGTTTTTATATATGGGTTAAAAATAGTTGTGTTAAAAACAAAATCGTCAGTTTGACTAGATCGTGTAATTTCAAATATTTCGTTAAAAATTTTGTTGTTTCTACCTGTTGCAGGTAACATAAAATCTTTACTATAACTTTTAGTTTGTTCTATTGTGTTCTTAAATTCGTCTACACTTAAATTTACAGGTATTGCTTCGTCATTAAATATGTCACAAATTACTTGACCGTCTTCTAAATTTTCAAAGGTTAAATTACTAAAATCTATTGTTTCAGATATAGTAACTTTGTCTATTTTAATTATTTCGTTATCTGTAGAACGAAAGGTTAAAATTATGTCTTCTGCACTACTAAAGGGTGTGTATAATATTGTATGAACACCAACAGTTTGTATTGTGTTATTTATTATAAACGAATTAGGTGTGTTTGCAGGACTTACAACGTTTACTTCTAAAATAAAAGGGTTGGTAGGTATTTGATCTACTTTTATAGTCAAATCATAATCAGTACCTACGTTTAAATTTGTAATTCTTTGTGCAGCACCTGAAAGACCATCACTAAATATATTTGTGCTTGCACTTGTTAAAGTTAGTTTACTACCTGATACACTAGGTGCAGTTACGTTTGAACTGTGAAATAATTCCCAATTTCCTATTGGTACTAAAAAATTATTTGTAGATATTTGATGTACTGCGGCTAAATAATCAAAAGCGTCTAAACCTATTGTACCTGATATAGTTATAACTTGTAAAGCTGCACCGTCACCTGAAGAAAATATAAAATGGTGATTAGCTACATATTGTGATTGATCTACTATAGCAGTTGAACTGTATCTACCTTCGTGTGTTTGTGGAAATAATATTAGTTGTGTACTACGCATTTTGTATTACTCTATTTTTACTACGTTCTATTTCTACTGTGTATTGAATTAAATTATCGTTTGCTTTAGTTTTTCTTGTGTAAGTTTGTGAAGTAAGTACAACAGGTTGCACGTATTTTCTTAAATATCCTGTGTCTGTGTCAGAACTAAATTCATTTAAAATATATACTTCAGGACTTGTAAAAAGTTGTTCAAACCATATTGCTTCAGTTTCTGACATATAATCTGTGTTTAACGTAATACTTTCTTTTGCGTTTGCTCTAAATGTTTTACGTCCACCTTTATACCCATGCAGTCTGAAAACTGACTCATTCCAACTGCCTGAAAGTTGTTTGTATGTTACTCTATTTGTAGATATGTTTCTTGTGTTTTTTCTAGTGAAGTTAAAATAATCCCATGCACCATGTCTATTAAGCCACGTTAATCTTATCTTTTCAAAACCTTTACAATTATCGTCGTCTATATTAAATATGTAATTTTTACTAATTGTATTTCCTCTGTCGTCTTGCATAACGATTATATAACTTTTAGCACCTGCAGTAGTTATTGCACCTGTATTTTTAAAATTGCCTGTACCAACGCCTGCAAAGATAAGTCTTGAATTACTATCGCTTATGTTACCACCCTTACCACCGTTTGCAGGTGTGTTAGTTATAAAATTAGACGACATTACAGTACCTGTACCATTTATACCTGTATATACTGTAATTGCTAATTGACTAACTTTAGGTCTGTTTGCGTTTGTACCACCTATAACAAAGTCTTCTTCATAATTGTTAAAAAAAGCTAACGTGTGATAATCTGAACTGCCTATAGTTTGAGTAGTCGGACAGTCAGTTAAAAATTTAGAATCAGTATCATTTGGTATGTAATTAAATGCGTCAAGATCATAACCAAAATTTGTGCCGTCACTTTTTAAAATGTCTTCTTCTTGTAATGTACCATTGTAAATAAAAAAGGTGTCACTTCTTTTAGCAATATTTGTGTCTATTGTAGGTGTGTCTAAAATAGAATTGCTATACTGTACTTTGAATATTATTCTTAACAATCTCAAAGACTTTTCATTTGTACACATTGTGTCTATAGTATGTAGACTGTGTGGGTTTTCGTCTGAAAAAATAGTACCTTTAAATGCACTTCCGTTGTTAGGGTTGCTTAAACCCACTCTACTACCTTGATTTTCACTTTCTACATAAGACTGTAAAACACTACTAAAGTCAAATATACCTACACCCTTACCGTTTGGCGTTACTTTTAATGTAATTATACTAGGTGCAGTTGAAATATTGTTTTTTGCTACACTTACTTCTGCAATAAATTTAACATTAAATTTGTTTGCTACTATTGTATTGTCTTCTACTACAAATATAATAGGTGAATAAACAGGAATGAGTTTATATTTTGGTGTTTGTGTAATAATCATTTTATTGTACTTATTTTATTCTTAAAGTCTTCGCCGAACTTCAATAGTATTTCTTTAGGCAAGTCTTTTAAAGCTAATCTAACAGGTGTAGTAAAAAAACTAATACCTTTAATACCGTTGAAATATATTTTTCTAGCTATCAAATATTGTAAACTTTTTCTACTCATAAATCTACCTTTTGCGTCACGTGGTGCTATACCACGTCTTACTATCCATTTGTCTAATGCACTTGCAGGGGGTTGTTTTGTTTTGTATCTAAAAGGACTTTGTCGCCTTGTGTTGTTTATGTCTTTGTAGTATTGTCTTTTGTTCTTACCACTTACACCTTTGTCTACAAATTGTCCGTGTCCTTCCATAGTAAATCTTACTTCAAAACCTTTGTTTGTTTCTACAACGTTAAATTTTATAGAATTTAACAAACTACCTGATACTACTTTGTTACCTTGTTTTAAGTTGCTTTTAGCATTTCGTACAATCTTACGACCTACTGACTTTAAATAGTTTTTTACGTTACGCACCTGCTACAAATACTTCTACTGTTACATTTTGGTCTGCACTATCAACTATGATACTTTCTAAATCATGTAATGCAGTTACTATAGTTGCGTTTGCGTCACTTACTGCTACTGCGTCATGTGGTGTACCCATCATAAATGTATGTCCTGCAGGAAGTGATATAGTTGCACTTTCGTTTGCTGCACTATCGTCATTGTCTGCGTCTATTTGTAAAGATAGATTGACGTTGTTCGTGCTATCTAAATTAGTTACCCTAATATATTTAGTGTCTTGTATATCTACTGCACCGTCTTGACTTGCAATAGTATCTTTTGACAATACTACTGTGCCGTCTGAATTTGCAGGTATTGTTACTACTCTTTCATAAACACTTTCAACGCCTGTGATTGTTAATTGATTTGTTGAACCTCTAGTTGATCCGTTTAGTATAAGGTCTTCTGTTACTGTTACTGTTAAATTTGCCATATTAATTAATTATTTTTTTGTACTTTTTGGGTGTTTCTTAGGTAGTAAGTCGTAGTCAGTAGTATATTTAGGGTTTTGTGGTCTACCATTCTTTACTAAATATAAATATGCGTTTACCCTCGCAAACGCCCAACGTGAAGGTGATTTTATACGTGGACTATGTGACGTGTTAAACGCCCCTAGACCTCTTTGAAATACTGCCTTTAGTTGTCCTACTGTTACGCCATACCCTAATTTCTTCTTATATCTTTCATTAAAGTCATCTGACTTTTTTTGTAATGTCTTTAAATCTTGTTTACTTACTTTAGCACCTCTACTTGTGCTTGCGTCACCTTTTGCAGTACCCTTACCTTTTGGTCTTGGGTTAGGTGTGTCTGACTTAGGTGCTTTAGGACTTTTTCTAACCCCACCTCGTTCACCTATTTCAGCTAGTTTTTGATCTATTTGGTCTAGCTTTCTTATTGCCCACTCTACACCTTCTGTACCACCCCAAGCGTCATACATTATACCACCACAACCTTCGTCATAAGGTACGTCTTTGTTTTGTTGATGTCTTTTAAAACTAGCCATACGTGCTATAGTTTCTCTACTTATCTTTTCTCTACGTGCTAATTGTCCTGCACGTGTCCAACCTATACGTGTACCACAAGTTGTACCTTTTTCTTCTTTGTATTTTATTGCCCTTTTTGCGTTATTGCTAGCTGCTTTTGGGTAGTCGTTATAAGTTTCAAACTTAACAACGATTGCACGCAGCTTTGTCATTACAGTTGCATATTTCATAGCTAATTGGTGGTATTAATGTTATTGTAAGTTTTCCTATTTTAAATTTTATCATTTTTGCAGCAATTTTTATTTTTAATTATTTTATGTGTTGTGTTACAAGTAAGAAATGTGAAAATTATTATTATTAATAAAATATTTTTCATTTTCCTATTTGTGTTGTGGGTTGTGGTATATTACAACTTTCAAAAGCTTGCTCAACTATTATCGGTAAATTAAATACCCACCCTGTTACTGAATTATCAAATCTTTCTGTAAATGGTTCTAGCGTAAAATTGTCATCAACAAAATATTGTGGTGTGTCACCGTGTGTAGCTAAATAATGATTAAGACTTTGCCCATGTTTAAAAGTGCTTATAATGTCTGTAGATATACTTAAACAGTCACTTAACACTTCTTGTTCATTACTTTCGTCAGGTTCTACTAAGTCCATAACAAATATTTGGAAATTAAATGTAAACTGTGATTTACTTGCAATAACATTTACAGGGTTTATATGCATTAAAGGAAATAAAGTGTTTTTTTCTAAATCCAATTCAAACACGTCACCTGTACTAACTGTTTTGATTTGTAAATGATTAGTACCTAATTGTTCTAAAGTATCTACTAAATTATTATACGTTTTGTTTTGTACCATAATTTGTTTTTTGTGTTTCGTTTAAGTCTGTTTCATAACTTAACCAAGTCAAACATTCATATAAACCTAATTTTGTTATGCGTTCTAAATTCACTATTTCTCCGTTTGTTAATCTATACATCACGCCAAACCAACCCCATTTGTTTGCAAATCTTTCGTCAACTGTTGCTTCGCCTTCTCTAGCTTTTTGCTCAAATACAACTGCAAAGTTGTCAATAGTTCTTTGCCTAAAGTCCAAAAAAAAACTAATGCACCTTCTACTTGTTCTGCCTTCATATCTAAAAACTTCTTTGATCGTAACCTCATGCTTGTATTATCGTATGCTTCTATAGAATAATATTCGCCTTCTGTTTCTGTAATAGGTCTATATAGTACACTCATTATTTTGTGCATATTTGACTCTATACCTTGTTTTATAAAGTGTTCTATGTCTGCATATTCGCCTAAAGTAAGTTCTTCAAGGTTTGGTATAAAACCATATTTTTGTTCACCTACTTGTATAATGTTTTTGAATTGACTTGTTTTTTTACTTTGTAAGTTACTAATAGCTTTTATTATAACTGTTACGTCTACAAGTGACAAAGAGTCAATCAACTCTTTTGGCATATCAGACATTATGTGTATAATCTCTTTTGTGCTTTTAGTTTCTGTTAATTTTTCTGCTTTTACTAGTTTTACCCACTTGTCAAGTGTAACATCTGACCAACTTTTAATTTTGTATTTGTATTGTTTCTTGTTTTTATTGACCTTGATTTGCATAATATATAATAGAAAATTTGTTTATTTAGTTTAAAAATGTATATTTGTTTAGTTTTTTTCTAATAATTAAGGGTTGCACGTATTCTTTATTCTTTTTAGCAGCCCTTTTCTTATTGTACGAAGTATTTACCTGCGTTAGGGTTGTCTAAATGATAAATAACGTTATACCTGATACCGTCTATTGCGTGATTATAGTTGTCTACGTATAATTTAGAACCTTTGTCTGCGTATACATAGTTGTTTAGTTCTTTTACTATATTAACACTTTCAGGACTTACCACTAACTCAAAGTCTTGCATACGTGTTACACCACTTTCTATTGTACCTTTTTTTACAGGTCTTATATTTACGCCTTTGTGTCTTAGGTCTTCAATTAGTCTAGGTTCTGCACTATCTGCTACAATAAGTTTGTTACCTACTCTGTCAAGTATAATCTTTGCAAGTTCGTGTGTTTTTAATCCGTTCTTATATATGTGTTCATGTACATATAGTTTATTCTTTGCCTTGTCAATAGCTACTTCAGTTAAACTGTCAGGATCAACAGAAAAACCAAAATCCATTCCACAAGAAGTTTGTAAGTTATCAGGGTTAAATTTTCCTATAGACCAATTTTCAAATACTACACCTTCTGCTTTATCTAACCACCCACCTAATATATTATGATTGTATTTCTTTATATTGTTTTTGCGTATAGCTTGTATACGATCTAAAAAACTTTGTGATAGGTTTTGGTGGTTGTCTCTATAGGTAGTGTGTATATAACAAACATTGTCTTTGATACCGTTGTAACTAGGTGGCACACCTCTTTCTTCAAAAAATCGTTTATATATCCAATGTTCTTTTGTAACAGGGTTTAATACTAATATAATTCTATTTTGTACTTTCTTTTCTCGTATACTTAAGTCTATAGTGTCAAATGTACTTTCGTCAATTAGTTCTTCTGCTTCGTCAAGTACCCAACAAGAAATACCTTGCAAACTCTTTAGACTTGCAGTTTGGTTACCTGCAGACGTTTTGATACCTCTAAATAGTATGTCGCTACCATTTGCTAAGTTTACTACTTCTGACTTGTTTATATCAAATATATTCTCAAAACCTAATAAAGTAATTTTTTCTAAAAATTCAGGTATTATAGATAGGTGTGCAGAAACCATTGTATAACGTGTAAACAATACTCTTATGTTTTGTGACATAGTAAGCAGGGTAAGAAATACTGTTACTGCAAAAGACTTACCTGAACCTCTACCACCTGTTATGATGTAATACCTACAGTCTGATTCAAATAGTTTTTGATATTTATTGTTCAGTTCCAGAATCTACAAAGTTTATTAACGGTAAGTGTAAACTATCGTCATTTGTAGTTACGTCTACTCTTTGTTGTGGTTTACCGTAAAAGTATTCAAAGTATAATTTAACTGACCATTGTTCTTTTTTCTCTAAACCTTCTTGTAGAGCTTTTAGTGCTAAGTCATTAAAAGGTGTTAGCTTTTCTATTAACTTTTGTTCTTCAGCTTTAGGTTTACGCCCTGCGCCTTTTCTAGCACCACCATTATTTATTCTTTTATCCATAATTGAAAAAGATTGATTATTCAATTCTATACAATATAATAGAAATTAAAATAATTTGTTTTGTATTTTTTTTTCTACTGTGCATATAGTATCATTATGTGCTGAACCGTGTGCAACTATTAATACTTCTACAATTTCAAACCCATACTTTTTACCAAATCCATTACTGTTCCAACCAAAAGATAATGCGTAACCACCTAATTTTATTTTATTACTTAATTCTCTTTTTACACTATAATAAAAAAAAGAATTAGTATCATCTCTTAAAACATCTATACCCAAATCATTATAACATTCTTTAACTTGTCTGCCTGAATAAGGTGGATCAAATAATACTCCATCATAATTTCCATCTAACATTTTTGCAAAATCAAGTGCTTTCATATTATATTTAGCACAACTCTTAGGATTTAAGTCGTTAGTTATTTCAGCAGGAGATGTCATGCCTGCAAATGGATCAATCCAATTTTTAAAATCTCCCCCATATTTATTTATTAAATTGTTAATAGGTTTTATCTTAAAAGTCCATTTGTTTGGCATAGCCCATATTCTGTTTAATTTCATTATTGATATTCATTTGGTGGCATCAATATAACACCTAAGTCATTTTGCGCCCAAATACGTACTTCTTCACAATATAAAGTAAAGTCTTCTGTTGTTAAGTTACTACTACGATCAGGTATAAACATATTTTTTAAATGTTCGTGCATTTCGTATTTATGATACCCTGTGTGGTCACATAGTGGTTTTACTATACACTTCCAGTAGTATTTATTTTGTTGATGTGTTCTTGTCATATAATTCTAAACGTTCTAATTCAAAACGTAGGTGTTCACGTGCTTTTTCTATACACTCTATAGATGTTTCGTGTTTTCTATTTGCTCTTAATAGGTAACTAACTGCTGTGCCTATATTATAGTTAAGTTCGTAGTCTTCTATTATTTTACGTGCTTCGTAGCCGTGTATTTTGCCTATATAATAATTAGGTATTCTTGTCATCTTTTGGTTCTATCTTGTCTATGTTTTCGCTAATTTTGTCATTTTCGTTTTTCTCTATCAGTATCTCTATCATAACTACGCCTATAATAAGTATAAAAGCAATACCTATGATTAGTAAAAAAAATAGTATCATACTAAAGAATATTTACTAAAAGATACTGGTTCGTTATATCTATTCTTAGAGCTGACAAACTCACTTCTTATATTATACCCTTCGTCTTTAAGTTCGCATATCCTTGAGGTTAGTCGCATTATTCCGTATTCCTTCATAGCTTCTAATGCTGTGATACTACCTTTGTCGTTAAGGTGTCTTATTATTCTGTCTTTTTGTGTTAATGTTTTCATTTTAATATTGATTTGATTTTATAAACTATTATAGATATTACAGGTGCATATATAAATAAATGAAATATGTTTGGGTGTGCTTCGCCACATAATCCAAATAAATGTCTTATAAACTCCATTATAGTTTTTCGTAAAGTGATTTAATTCCTTTCCACATAGTATGTAAACACGAACCACAATTAGTTGTGGGTTTATATTTAGTTTTATATATAGTGTTATACAATTCAACAAATCTTTTTTTCGTTTCAACGTCAGGTGCTTGACCGTCTTTTATCTTTTCCCATACACATAGTATTTCTTGTTTTAAGTGCATAGGTGAATTTTCGTCATATTCTCTTTCTTCTGTTTTATAAGGAAACATCTTGTTTAGTTTCTCTTGTCTTTCGTCACAACCACAGTCATCTTTACCTACTGCTTTGGCAATCTTTTTTGCTAGCTTGTCTATTTTAGTAGCTGACGTAAATTTTTTTATAGTGTCTCCTAGACCTTTGCTTTTTTTAGTCATATTATTCTTAATTGTGCTTGGTGTTGTTTTATTCGTTTCATTGCAGCTTCAAAATATTCTTTGTCAAGCTCACACGCAGTTAAGTCATAGCCTAAGTTATGACAAGCAATAGCAATACTTCCACTTCCTAAGTGAGTATCTAAAATTTTATCTCCTTTTTTTGCATAATTCATTAATAGCCATTCGTATAAAGCTATAGGTTTTTGACAAGGATGCCATCTTAAATTATTTTCCCAATCTATTTTATTCCCTATGACATTTCCTATACTTATATAATGAAAAATTTTCATATTTACTCCAAAAGAATGTGATGCTATATCACAATCACTTATTGTAGATGGTGCATTTCTTTTACCACCACCTGTTTTATCGTGAACAATACGACCAACATCATCAATATATTTATTATAATAATTAACACCAAATATTATTCTATTTTTACTAACTCTTTTTAATTCATTAAAATATTGTTTGTTTGATGTAATATCATTCCATTTTATTTTTTTATGATGTTTTTGTGATTTACTACTTCTAAAATCTCCTATACCATAAGGAGGGTCAACTATTGCTAAGTCAAAATGATTGTCATCATATCTTGACATTAAATCCATATTATCTTCGTTAGAAATATTAATCATTAAATAATTCTATTAGTTCTTTTCTTACTTTGTCTATTGTTGTGTACAAGCTGTTTCTGCTTATACCTGTTTTTTCTGCCAAACTATCTAACGTGTTTTTTTCGTAGTAGTATAGTTTAAATATTTCACGATCATACCAATACATATCATCTAACGCTGTGTCTATTTGTTCTAGCTTTTGGTAGCTCTTAGGTATCTCAATAACTGGTATGTTTTCTAGCTTATAATTAACGCTTGTAGTTATATTACAAGTATCGTCTAGTTTAGTGTAGTACTTTTTATACTTATAGAAGTATTGACTGCGTGGACTATTAAAACTTCTTCTAAGTGCTACTGCACCATACCTTAAAATACCTTGTTTACCGTCTTTGTCGTGTATATTTTTTAGTGTGTCTTTATTCATTTGCAAGAAGTATAACATAAGTTCTTGTACTACTTCGTTTATTTCGTTTTCATCTGTCGTAAATGCGTATGACATTTCTATAAAATCTTTTCTGCAATCTGCTACTATTTTGTAAATCTTATTCATTTATAGGTTTGATGTCTCTAAGTTTACTAATAACGTCTATAATTATTTCTGACAATAACATTTGATACGTTCTAAGCTGTGCTATGTTTCTTTTGTTTTCTATACCTGCAAAAAAACCATTGGTCATAGTTGTTACATTGATAGGTATAATTAACAAAAAATCTAACCAGTTGCCTGTATATGTGGTTATCTTATATTCGTTGTGGTATTCTATGATAGTATCAAGAACATCTAAATAATTAAGATATTTAGGTTTACTTGCGCATTGTTCAGCGAAACTACATACCGTGTCTAAATACTTTTCAATTATTATTTCGTGTTCTTTATTGACGTATATAGGTTTCACGTTTGTAATTTAATTTTATTTTTTAATCTAAACCTTTTTCTTTTTTTAAGTTTTTAACAAGCGTTTTGTAATAAGTTATATTTTCGTTATATTCTACTCTAGTAATCTTTACTCTACTTTTACTTAATAATTCTAAGTCTTGTGCAGTACCTATACCGTAATCTTTGTCTAATTTAAGACCAAATAACCATTGTTCGCCTTGACTAAATATATTACATTTAGCACATTGTACTTGACAATTTTGTTCATTAAATCGTGTAGGTAAAAATTTACGTGATTGAAAATGTCCACATTGTAGCTTTTTATAGTGATCTACCTTACCACAGGTGTAGCATTGTGCTAGTCCTGTATCAGTCGCTTTACGCAGTCTTATATATAGAGAAAACCATTTGTCTAACTCCTTTTTAAGTTTACTTATTGTCTTCATTTCTAAATATTACTATCATACTAGGACGCATAGTACTATTTTTTGTTTGTCCATTTTCATCAACAAATTTTAATCTACCTTTAATAAAACGTAATTCTGATTGATTATAACAATAGTTGTGAAACCATTTTGTGTCTGTATTTGAAAAAACTAAAAACACGCACAAATCTGCATTACCATTTTTTAATTCTTCGTGTGCTTTTTTTAGAAATCCTGTGACATTACTATAGGGTGGGTTTACAAAATTTCTTTTACCCCACTTAATATTTAAACCGTCTACTTTTGAATTTAACGGACACGGATCAAAATCAAAATCAAATTCATTATTTAGTTTATCATATAACCATTGTGGCGTAGCCCAATTATCTGTTTTTTTACTTTGAAATAATTTTATTTGGTGTTTGTCCATAAAAAGATAATTTTATTTAAGTAAATTTTGTTTATAGTATGGTACTTTTTTAGGATCTGCACCTAATGTGTGTACTTCGTAATATGCTTCTTGAAGTCTTTTTTTATGTGTGAGACACCACCTATAAAAAGTTCTTATATTTAAAAAACTATCTTTTTCGTCTAGTCTAACACCTAATCTAAATGCATTGTCTACGTCTTCTATTGTTAAGCGTCTAAATCTTTTATCATTTTGTAAATCATAAGCAAATGTTTTTGATAATACTGCAAGTGTTTTGCCGTCTGTCTTATGTCCTAGTTCTATTGCAGTTCGTGAGATAATATCGTATAGTTTTTCTTTCATAAGTATTGTTTACCCTTTTCGTATTCGTTTAATTGTATGTCTATTTTAGAAGTGCTTTTATTGTAGTCTTTGCTACGCTTAGACCAAGTCTTTAATCGTCTGTTAGTACACCACGTTTTTTGCATTTCGTAGCGTAACTTACCTGTCTTACTTGGTTCTGTCCAATAATCAAAAAATTCTTGTAACATATCAATATTATAATCGTAAGAAAAAACTTCGTCTTTAAATATATTAATATTATTATTTATTCTTATTTCTTTATTATTATTAATAGTTGTTGATTTTTTTAACTCCAAGTTGTTAAAATTTTTAACATCTAGTTGTTTAATTTTTTGACAACTGAGTAATTTAAGTAACTCATTGTCATTTATTCTAAAATGTGTTTTAGCAGGTATACCTTGTATTTTTGTTTCTACTATATTATGTTCTTTAAGTAATTTAAGTGCGTTTCTTTGTTCGTGTGGTGATAGTGTAGTTCTTCCCTCCC